AGTTGGAGTGAAAATACCTGACCGGGCAAAAAGATTAAAGGCCATCGGCAATGCAATTGTGCCACAAGTAGCATATGAAATAATCAGGCATATGAAAGAGGTAACATGACCAGAACTTCAGAGTAGAGGAGATACACAATGAATGAATTCTGGGAACTGATGCTGACAGTACTGGGAATTTATCTCCTGGGGGTAATGACAGGTGTGATTGGGTCAGCAATAGCAATTTTTATCTACCTGAGACCAGGTGGATCAATAATAGTGAAGGAGAGTTAGTTATGTACAGGAGAAAAGGAACTGGGATTAGTCTGATTGCAGACTATGAGTTTGGAGAAGGTAATATCAAACTGAGTGATCGTTTCCTGACATCATCCAGGTTGATGCAAGTTGACCTGTTGCAAGACTGGATATGTGACTTGGAAAAAGAGTATGAGACAAGAAAAGAAACATATTGGAAAAGTCTTCCAGGCGAAACTACACCAGAATTAAGGAGGGCAATATTTCCGGAACACCAGTAAGACGAGCCAGAAGAGCCAGGGAGGCCAGGATGTTTGATGACCCGGTATTCTGGGACAAGATATTCGATGGATATGCAGAGTTTGGCAGTCTACCCAAAATGGCAAAAGAGATAGAGGTGCCCTATAAGAAACTCTACCACAAGATCACCACAACACCAGAGTTGAAGGAGAGATATGATGAGGCAAGATGTGCGTATGCAGAGATGACCGTTGATGAGATCAAGACCATAAATGACAAGTTAGAAATAGGTCATTTAGATCCTTCTACAGCGAAAACACTCATAAACAGTAAACAGTGGATAATTCAGAAATATTCCCCAATAGCATATGGAGAAAGACAGACCATAGACATGCAGGTAACTGATGCAACTCAATTACATCTCGCAGCCCTCAGAAAACAGATGAAGAACATCACACCTAAACCAAAAGAGATTGAAGAGTGATTAGACTCAGCATGACACTACAGCATTTGGACACTTTAGATGATGTGCTGGATTTGATACCTCAACTCCCGGAGCAATATGTTAGAGGTGTGGATATGAATATAGTTAAATCCCTCCAGGAAATAGTTTACCACAAACAGGAAGACAGGAAATATGAAGATGCACAAAGAACCATTTAAACAGTATCACCTGGTAGATAGTGTGAAGGAAAGTAAGGAGAGAATGAGAGCAGATATTAAAGCTGCAACTAAAGAATACCTGGAAGCAGGTAACCGGATTACAGTGATACCGGATGGACCAAATGCTAAAGTTGCTGCACTCACGATTAGAGAGTTGGGATGGGTTGCTGAAGAGAGAGTATTTTATGAAGAAGCATCAATGGGACATCTGGATGCAGATCTGACAGGGACAGAAGATGGGGAAGTTGGCTATCTATAGAACTACACCTATATATAGTTAACGTATATATATAGGTAACACTAAAGAGAATGAAGGTATAAAGGTGAGTAATACTATAAGCAGTAACAGTAATATTATAGATGGGGGGAGTATTATAGGTAATAGAATAACTACTATAAGACTGTTCTCTATAGCTCTTCACATGTGCCTATGTGACCCTATTTTATATGTACGATAATCATACAAATCAAACATATGCTATTTATCACTATACTAATCGTTAATGATATCAATACTTAACAGGATAATGTTCAATAAGGGAATTACTGAACATGGGGGGGATCTGGTGTGTATGCTTTCTAAGTCATTGTTTTTATTAGGGGATAGGGCAGGTGACCCCCCTGGGGGGTTTAGGGTGCCGGTGTCAATTGACATAGTCCACACACCTCCCATTTTTCTTTTCCAAAAAAATTTTTAACTCTTTTTCCAACATACCCAACTATGGCCCGAATAGGTGACAAGATAAAATTTGAATTAGAAGATGAGCTTTTTGAGAAAGGTCTTAAAACTGTTCGTGCTCAAATTATTCGTTCTTACCCTAAGCATCGTGGTAACTGTTGCACTTATTTAGCATTTGATTGTGTGGATCTTGATGATCCCAGTTTAACTTACACTATTGCAGCAGATGAGCAGTTTGTTCAGATCAACGATTGATGATATTAAGCAGCAGATTAAAGCTAATGGTTGTTCAATCACCAAGTTATCCAGTCCTGAACGTGCTCAGAAGTTGCACGATTGGCTTAAAAAGAAACTACCCAAACATTTGGATGTTTGGATTATTGATGCACCAGGAAGGAGCAATGAAGTAAATGTCTACAGAATTAGTAACCCTGACCCAAAGGGAGATAATGCTTGGATCGATAGCAGGTCTTCAACGGCAACTAGAATGCCTGCAGAATTCAAAAAGTGGAAGGCAGACAAACTCAGAGTACGAAAGTAGGTATAATTCAGTTGGTCCTGGTGGTTTGTGGAACAATCACATTGAGGGATCACTTGGTGAGTTTGCAGTAGCCAAATATTTAGGATTATATCCAGGTGCAATTACTGGCAAATCTGAAACTGATGTTGGTGAGCATTTTGAGGTCCGTACCAGACCCCAGGAATACCAGGAACTTTTTCTCAAGAAATCCGATAAAAAGGATAAGTATTATATTTTGGTTTGTGGCAGTTTTGGTGATTACACTATCCGGGGTTGGATATCTGCTTATGAGGTATTTGAACATCCTGAGTGGTTTCACAATAACAACGGCAAAACTTCATCCAATTATTGGGTGCCTCACCAGAATTTATTTCCAATTGAAACATTACCTAGAACAGCACCATGTCCGAAAAAAATAATATCTTTACCGAATTCATCGACAAGTACAAAAATAATCCAGTGGGATTCGTTAGGGACATCTTAGAGGAAGAACCAGATCCCTGGCAGATTGAGTTACTGGAAGAGACCCAGAAATCCAGGTTGCTTGCAATAAAATCGGGTCATGGAACTGGAAAATCGACATGTTGTGCCTGGTTGATGCTCCACCACATGTTGTGTTTCTATCCTCAGAAGACAGTCTGTACTGCTCCAACTGCTGCTCAGTTGTTTGATGCATTATTTGCAGAGTTAAAGTCTCAGTTATTGAGATTACCACCTGCATTGCAGCAGTTATTTGAAGTATTTTCTGAGAGAATAGTTTTAAAAGCAGATCCATCAGGTTCTTTCATAAGCTGCAGGACCGCAAGAAAAGAAACTCCAGAGGCCCTCCAGGGTATACACTCAGCTAATGTACTCCTAATATGCGATGAGGCATCATCCGTTGACAATAGTATTTTTGAGGCAGCAGGAGGGTCACTTTCTACCCCCAATTCTAAACTTGTCATGGTGGGAAATCCAACAAGAGCAGAAGGATACTTCTATGATGCATTTACGAAACTGAAGGATCGGTATTGGACCAGAACTGTTTCCTGTATTGATTCTCCCAGGGTAACCCCAGAATACATAAAGGAGATGGAAGACAGGTATGGTTCTGATTCTTCCACATTTGCCATCAGAGTATTAGGTAATTTTGCTGAGACTTCTGAAGATACTATCATTTCAAATTCATTAGTGGAAAGTGCTGTCACCAGGGATGTTGAAGTTTCCGAAATTGCTCCGATAGTCTGGGGTCTGGACATTGCCCGGTTTGGATCGGACAAATCTGCCTTATGCAAGAGACAGGGCAATCATGTCTTAGAACCTATTAAGTCCTGGGCTAAGTTAGACTTGATGGCACTGACCGGGGCAGTGCATGCAGAATACATGAAAGCGCAAGCAGAAGGTAAGGCTCCCCAGGAGATCTTGGGGGATTCGATAGCTCTTGGAGCAGGCTGCTGTGACCGTTTGAGAGAATTAGGTCTCCCTGCAATTGATGTAAATACTGGTGAATCTGCATCGGTTTCAGGTCAGTATAAGAATTTGAGAGCAGAACTCTGGCATAAAGCTAAGGAATGGTTTGAACAACGCAATTGTAGAATACCCAGGGATGAGAGGTTGATGTTTGAATTATGTTCTCCCAGATACACTTACGAATCTACCGGGAAGATCAGGATGGAGACTAAAGCAGAAATGAAAAAGCGGTTGGGACATAAAGGTTCCCCTGATTTTGCTGACAGTTTCGTACTCACTTTTGCCGGTACTTCAGCAATCATGTCTGGAGCAACAGGAGGTTGGGCAAAACCGATAATGCGTAACCTTCCCAACATAGTTTAGCAATAGCACCTGTTTCGGGGCAATTGGATGATATAATGATAAAACGTATCTATGTTCCTCATAGAACCACACCAAAAAAACCTCATACAGAGAGATCTGAGACTCCAAAATGCCAGAATACACTCCAGAATTTGAAGAATTACCCGAAATTGACGATTTTGAAGAAGAAATTGAAGCCGCACCGGAAGAAATGGATGATGAAGAGTTTGGAAGTTATGTTTCCAGGCTTTTAGAAGATTCTATCCAGTATTGTGATGAACTGTCTACTGACAGGGTAACTTCCAGCAAATATTACTCAGGTCACCTTCCAGAACAGGAAGATGAGGGTAGATCTGGTGCAACTAGCTATGATGTCAGGGATACAGTCAATTCGATATTACCTGCACTGATGAGAGTCTATTTTGGTGCAAATAAGGTGATGCAGTTTACTCCAAAAGGGCCTGAAGATGTCCAAATGGCAGAACAGTGTACAGATTACATCAATAATCTAATCCTGGAGAAGCAGCCGAATTTTTTCACCACAATGATGGCAGTATTTAAAGATGCTCTCATCAGACGTACCGGGATACTCAAATATTGGCATGAAGAGACTGAAGAAGTCAAAAGTCATAATTTTTCCGGTCTGGATGAACAACAGGCTCAGATCCTGGCAGGTGATGATGATGTAGAATCAGTTGAAATGGAACCGTCTGGACAAACTGCAGAGGGTATTCCACTTTTTGATGTCACTCTCACCAGGAGAGTAAAAGAAGGGAACATAAAGATTGAAGCACTCCCTCCTGAAGAGTTTCTCATTTCCAGGACTGCTAAGTCAGTTCAAAATGCTGATATTGTAGCC